ACGCTGCCGGACATTAAGCCGCGCGCGAACACGGCGCGGAAGGTGGTGACCGCATGGGATTAGGTTACACGCCGGTGGTACGCATTACCGGCACGCACGCGGACATGATCAACGACCGCCGGTTGATTGATTGGGAGCACATCGACGCGGCGGGCATGGAGTCCGACCGGCTGCATTTGACGGTCGACACGCGCGGCGTGGAAGGGCTGCCCCGAGAAGGCGAGCGGCTGGGTATCGAGTACGGCTACGCCGAGGCCGAGGTGGTCAACAAGGGCGATTTTGTGATCTCTCGCGTGACGCCGCGTCTGTTTCCCGAGCAGCTCCTGATTGTGGCCACGGCCGCGCCGTTCAAAACCGCTGACGAAACCGCGTTTAAGGAGCGCCGATCGGCGAGCTTTGAAGCGACCACGTTGGGCGCGGTGTTTCGTGAGCTGACCGGCCGCCATGGGTTTTCGCCGCGCGTGGCCCCGGAGCTGGAAAGCATCCCGGTCGATCATGCCGACCAGGCGGACGAAACCGATATGTCGTTTATCACGCGCTTGGCTCGCGAGCATGATGCCGTGGCCAAGCCGGTGGGCGAGCGTTACGTGCTGGCCCGGCGTGGCCAGGTGAAGTCGATCAGCGGGCAGGAGCTGCCGATTGTCACGCTCTCGGTACCGCCGAACAACCAGCCGGGCGAGATGGGCTTTACCAACGCGACCATGGAGCGCAACGCGCGGGTGCGCTTTAGTGGCGTTCGTGCGGCTTGGCTGAACGGTGAAGAGGGCGTGGAAGCGACCGTGGAAGCAGGCGGCGAGCCGTTCAAGCGGCTGCGCCAGAGCTACACGACGGAGGATGAGGCACGCCGCGCGGCAGAGGGCGAGCAGCGCAAGCTGAAGCGCGAACAGGAGAAGCTGCGGGTGGAGTGCCCCGGCAATCCGGCCTTGGCCGCTGAGGGCAGGATCCTGCTCGATGAGACGTGGCCATCGTACATGCGTGGCGAATGGTCGTTGGACCGAGTGACGGCGCGCGGATCTCGGCGATACGGCTACCGCTGCGTATTAGAAGCAACGTGGCCACAAGGCCGCGATGAGCAATAAAAAGAGACCCCACTGCCTCGCGGCAGTGGGGCTTTTCTTGCGTTTTACTTGCTGCAGAAATCGATCAGCATAATACCTAGCATCACGATGTTCACAACAAGGGTCGTTAGCGCTATGGGATCCATAGTACTTTCCCTCTTTCGAGGGTCGCCTGACATTCGTTACTGGTCTACCGAAGTCAGCAGCCACCAAGCTGGTCAAAGACACGACCGTTCATAAAGCACTCTAGTTAGCCAGCCGGGGTCCAGTCCGGGTAGAGTGCGGCGTTCGATTAGCCTTTCGGCGGTAATAAAAGATCTTGCGCGAACAGGTCGAGCCTTTGGCTTGATGGTTGGTTATAGGTTACCGCTGTGTTTCCACTATGCAAAGGAAGAAAGCCAACAAGGGGAAGGTATTTCGCCTGAAATTGCGCATTAATGCGTAAAATGGTTTAAAATAGAACATGCCACCAAGCTGGTCAGATGACCAAGCGGTTCTGCTTCCAACAGTTCCGCAGCAAGAGCCGCCTCTCCAAGGCGGCTTTTGTGTTTTTGGATGCTTCTATAGTGCAGGTTAAGTCGCACACGCTGCGGCCACGCATGAAAAAGCCCCAAGCTGTTAGCCCAGCTTGGGGCTTTTTGTGTCTGTTAGTTGAGCTGATCCCAGGGCACGCTGGGTAGGTGAATCAGCCCGTCACCCATAGTGTCTTCAAGCGTGGTGCGGCGCACCCTGATATTCATATTGCCTTTTGTTCTATCTGACATTTGGTTGAAGCGCTCGACCACTTGAATAGCCTTCGCGTTGTGGGAAAGCCAGACCGGCCCCTCGCTGTCTTCGTGCAGCACCCAGATGCTTCCCCAGTCGCCATTGTCGCCCCATCGGCAGGCCAGCCAGGTGTGGTCTGCTAGGTTCTCAGTCTTTTTGCAATTCACACTATGGATTTCGACGTTGGAGTGGAGATTCTCCATGCGGTATTCGTCTGGATAGGCCGCTTTTTTGTACATTTGCCAGCTAGTAAAGCCAATTACGAAAGCCAGAAACACCTTTGTTGACGTCTTCATCGCTACCCCTTTGCTCACCCCTTGTTATATCAGCCTACCATTATTCACACATTTGGCTTTGTGGGCAGGGCCACGCCACTAAGCGCAGATTTGCGCTCAGTATCAACGCCCTCAATTTTGCGGACGTTGAAATATTCGTCATATCAGCGATTTATTTAACGGGCGCAAAATTGCGCCCGTTAACTGCTGCCTAGCCAGCGTGCGCTGGCTACGGCACAATACGCGCCGTGGGTGGCGCTGCCGAAATGATGCGGTTATGCTAGCCAGGTGCTGGAGTACGTAGCACCGGGCAGCGCCCACGGCTTTATGGCCGGGTAGAGAGGCGCAAATACAACACCCGCAAGGGGAATACCGCCCGGAGCTACTCTATTTGCTCCAGTTGATACCCGGCTTCCGGCTACTAACCGGACAGTCGCTAAACTGAAAAAATAGAGAGTTCATATCTATGACTACCGCACCTGCGAACACCTCCCGTTCGATTCTCGCCATGCTCGACGTTGAGCAATTCGTTCAGATCAAAAACGACCAGGTCGTTACCAATTCGCTTAAGGTGGCTGAGGCGTTTGGGAAAATGCACAAAGACGTCCTGAAGCGCCTAAAAAGCATTGAATGCTCTGAGGAATTTAACGGGCTCAATTTTCAGCCCGTTGATTATATCGACGGAAAGGGCGAAGTTCGCCCCATGTACGAGATGACCAAGGACGGCTTTATGTTCTTGGTGATGGGCTTCACCGGCGCCAAGGCTGCCGCGATCAAAGAAGCCTATATCCGCGTGTTCAATGAAATGGCCGCAGCGCTGGAAGATGAGCGCGCTGAGCGCGTGGCACGTTCGTTTGTGCTGGGCGACTTCACCGGCGAGGGCGTGGCGCTTGATTTTGGACGTGGCCAAGTGTTTGCCGAGCATTGCGATCGCGGCAACCTGTGGTTAGCGGATTGGGAAATTGACAGCCTGTTGGGCTACAAAATGCCCAACGCGACCCAGCTTCTGTTTTTCCGCAACAAGGCGCGTTTCCCGGAAAAGAGCTTTGAAATTCTGGAAGACGAGAAAGGCGGCTTGTGCGTGATGTTCACGCCCACGGCTTGGGCAGTCATCGCCCGCCATTCTCAGTCGCCACGCGCCGATAAGCTGCTGATCGCTGCGGTGACGCACCACGTGACGCCTGGGAAAATCGAGGTCGACAAGCAAGACTACCTGAACATGGCAGAGTACACGCTGGAAGCCCGCGACCGCCTACGCCGCTTGGCGGGTGACTCGCGCCAGTTCTACGATGAAATGCAGCAGGTGCGCGATGTAGGCGAAGATTCAGTGGTTTGCCTGGATCAAAGCGCGTTGAAAATGAGCCCTGATCGGTTGAAGTAGGGCGCTGAGCCGCGTAGATTGAGCCCAGCTACTAACTTGGCGTAAAGCCAGCGCTGCCGTCACCAACGGTTGCGCAAAGAGAAGCCCCACTGCCTAACGGCGGTGGGGCTTTTTGCTGTGGGGAGTGCAACAGAAAGCCCCGCTGGGTAGCGGGGCTGGGGTGGGTTAATACTCTCTGCTGATATCAAGCATTTCTCGGCGCAGCTTATCGAGCATTTCACACTGCTGGTTTAAGGTTCGGTTGCGCCGGTGTTGCGGGTCTTCGCACCAGCGTACGATTTTGTTTACGGCTTGATCGCGCTGTTTCTCGGCGCGCTCCGCCCGCTCTTTCAGGACGTTGACCGTGGCAGCTACTTCGCGCTCAAAGCTGACGCACTGATCGAGGCTGTTGCACCCAATGCCGAGCGCGTTCAGACCAGCGAGCACTTGTCTCTCCATCTCTTCGATTCTATCTGCAGCTCGCCATGCAGGGTGGCTGTGCAGCTCATTTTCAGGCAGGTCTTTGCAAATAGCGCGTGCGGTGTCGCGTAGGTGTTCAGCGCTGATCATTGGGCTGGCTCCTTGGCCGATGGCAGCTCTTGGTCGAGGTGGGCTTCATTGTCAAAATCGTAGCCGCTTTCTTCTGGTTCGCCGAGCGTGATATCCATCTCGTCGAGGAAGCCGTAGCCTTCGGCGAAGTAGCGGAATCGGCCAGAATTAGGATCCCATTTTTCGCCTTCGTGACCCAGTACGTGATTGCGAGCGAGGTGTTCTAGGTGTTCGCGTACGGTGTCGTACTGGAAAAAATGGCGGCGAAAATTGGATTGAAATTCCGGTGTGAAGCGCGCCGGATCAAACTCTATTTCCACATCAAATGAGACGGTGACGGTGGTTTTTTGTTTGCTCATGGTGGTCTCCTTAGCGTCGCTTGGTCAGGTCGTCGAACAGTTCATAAAGGACGTACAGCACGCCCCAAATGATGAGTAGCAGGGCCAGTAGACCGCGCCCCAGGCGCTTGAGCGCGCTCATGGCTTGGCCTTCAGGGCGTCGTGGGCGTCTTTGAGGTGCTGCCCGGTGAGCGTGAGGGTTCGCTCGCTGCCCAGCTCGCGCGCGGTGTAAAAGCCATCCAGGCAGCGCTTCTGGCGAAGGCGGCGCGCCATGGCGTCGCCATTGCCGCTGGGGCGGCGAAACTCCCAGGCTTGAGCAAACGGCGCGAGGGCAGCTTCTAGCGCCTGTATGCGCGCCTGCTGGCGTTCCAGGGTTTTCTCTACGCGTGAGATAGTGGTGTTCATTGCGCTTCCCCCAGCAGTCTCAGCAGGCTGCGGGATACACAGGCGGGGGTGGTGTTCGCGGCGGCATAGCGCGCGACCAGGTCGCGATGCGCCAGCGCGTTTTGAAGCGTGATCTGGCGGATTGTGGTAATCTCTTGCTTCGACATAGCTTTCCATCCTCGGTTTGTTTATGTCCGCCTGGTAGTCGGTGGCCGCCGACTGCCGGGCATTTTCATTTAAGGGTTACTCGCCCAGGATCCGGTCGATGTCTTTGACGTCGAAACGCCCTTCCCCTCGCCGGTACTTCTCGAAAAGATCCTCTACCGCTTCATCCAGGAAGCTCTTCACCGGCACGTTGTCGCGGCTCATAACGCGCATGCTACTGAGCTTGCGGTGCGTGTCTGGATGCGTGTCATACGGCACCCGCTTGGGCTTCACTTCCTCAGTTACATCACGGAGCGCGCGTTCTACGTGCTTCGGCGCTTCCTTTGCTTCCGTGGTCGACGCGGGCTTGCGTGTCGTCAGTTTTTTGCGTTCAGCCATGGATAAACTCCAGTGTCTCTTTGCCCAGCGCTTCGACCTCCTGTCGGGCCTTGTCGCCCTCGGGTAGATCCATCACGCTACCGCCGTTGGCACAGTCGGCATACGCCACGCGCTGAGTGGTTAGCGCGTTAAAGATGGGCAGGTTGTACTCAGCCAGGGCATCGCGCACTTCGCGGCCCAGATGAGTGTTTTTGATCGCGCGTGATACGACGAAAGCGGCTTTAGGCTTGCCGTCCGTCACTTCGCGGCGTGCGTGGATTAGGTCGACCAGATCTTCGCAGGCGTAGATATCGAAGGGGCTTGGCTGGCAGGGGATTAGCACCGCATCGGCTATTTTGATGGCTGGCGTGATTAGCTCGCTGATTTGCGGCGCGCCATCCAGAATCACGTAGTCGTACCCGCCAGTAACGCGGGGGAGGTCACGCGCCACTTGCTTGCCCATCCCCATGACCGGGAACACGTCGTCGCTTTCGCGCGTCTCGCTCCACTCAGTCGAGCTGCCCTGCGGGTCTAAATCGACAAGTACCACTTTGTGGCCCGATGCGTGCAGCCAGCACGCTAGGTTGGTAGCTACGGTGGTCTTTCCCGCCCCACCTTTCTGGTTCAGTACCGCAATCACTTTCGTCATTTGCCCGTTTCTCCTCGGTTTGTTTAAAGCACAAATGTACATTAGCACAAAAACACAAAAGTACAATAGGCGATTTTCTAGAGCTGCTTGGCGCTTTTCTCGCCTGGATCCTTTCTCACGCTCTCTCATGCCGCTAACCATGCGGCTTCTGGCTGGTTAGGCGCGCTGCTGCTCGCTGCCAGTCCCTTTCATACACCTGCCCTTTCCCTTCGATACTCGATCACCGTGGCGCTATTTGCTGCTTATCTACTAAATCACCGATTACTGCCATTTCACTAAGAAGCACCCGAAACAAATAAGGGCTGCTTGTGTATGTCAAGCATATAGCATACATACATACCCTGCCCCCTGCATACACATACACCCCTATCCCTATATTGGGCCACCTATGTATGCACACCGGCCCCATACTATACGTATAGTATG